ATGGAAACAGATATTCTAAAAGGCGGTGCTAGTGCAGCGTCAGATTTAGAACTTTTCATATCATATGAATCGATAGACGACGCGTAGGAGGTTTAAATTATGGCTGGCAATGGCGGAATAATTGGACCTACAAAAGTTATCAATACACCTAGTACAAGAACTGAAAGCTTTACAAGTTCAGGAACTTTTCAAAAGAAAAACTGTACATCAACAATACCAGAAGTAATGGTTGTTGCTGGTGGTGGAGCTGGAGGCGGAGACGCTTCTGGTAATTGCGGTTCAGCAGGTGGTGGAGGCGCAGGTGGTTATAGAACTGGCACTTGTGTTACAATGCCAAATGGATCAATAACAGTAACTGTTGGAGGTGGGGGAGCACAAGGTGCTGTTCCAGGGACAGGAAAACCAACAGGTCAAAGTGGTAATGATTCACTTATTTGTGGTGTTATGACATCAACAGGTGGTGGAGGTGGTGGTTTTTCAGGACCAGGTGCAGGAACAAATGGAGGATCTGGTGGCGGAGGATCTTCAATACCAGGATCAGGAGGATCAGGTAATACACCTCCAACAAGTCCATCACAAGGAAATAATGGTGGAACTGGAAGAACATGTGGAACTAATGACGGTGGTGGTGGCGGAGGTGGATCTGGTGGCACTGGAGGAAATGCAGCTGCACCCAAAGCAGGAGACGGTGGAGCAGGAACAGCAAACGATATTACAGGAAGTTGTGTAACTTACGCAGGTGGTGGCGGAGGTGCAGCAAGAACTGCAACAAAAGGTTGTGGAGGATCTGGTGGTGGAGGAGCTGGAGGTGGTCCAGGATCAACTGCAGCGGGAGCAGGATCAGCTAACACTGGTGGTGGTGGCGGCGGTGGTAATAGAGCCTGTGCTGTTGGAGCAGCTGGTGGATCAGGAATTGTAGTTATTAAAGAAACAACACCTAAATGTGCATCAGGTGTTTGGGACATGAATACAGTATTAGATGAAGTTAGTGGTGGTAATTGGATTAAAAGAGAAGCAACAGTAAATTATTTAGTAGTCGCTGGCGGTGGTGGCGGTGGTTCACCTTACTCAGGTGGTGGTGCAGGAGGTTATCGTGCATCAGGATTTGGTCCTAGTCCATTGCAAGGAACAGCTTTAGGTTTAGGTATAGGAAGTTATACAGTAACAGTTGGGGGTGGTGGAACAGGAGATGCTCCTGCTCCAACACATTCAGGTTCATCTTCTAGTCTTTCAATTATTACGTCAACAGGTGGTGGTGGCGGAACTAGACCAGGAGGTTCAGGAGGTGGAGCTACTGGAGAGCCATGTGGTGCTGCTAACACAGTAGGAACTGGAAACGCTGGAGGTTTTGATCCACCAGAAGGAAATCCAGGAGGAGCTAATATTCAAGGAGCTAGAAGAGGTGGTGGCGGTGGTGGAGCATTAGAAGCTGGAGGCACAGACGGAGATGGTCAAGGTGGAGATGGAGCACCAAACGCAATTACAGGAACAGATACAACATTTGCTGGCGGTGGAGGTGGTGGTACAGAATCAACACCAGGATCACCAAGAGCTGGTGGAGATGGTGGTGGTGGAGCAGGAGGAAATGCTTCTAATGGTACAGCGGGAACTGCAAACACTGGAGGAGGTGGTGGAGCTGGTTCTAGAGGAACAGGTGGTAGCGGAACATTCTCTTCAGGTAATGGTGGTTCAGGTATCGTGGTTGCAAGATTTAGTAATCCTGATGTAATTATTGGTGGTAGCCCAGGTTGTGCTGTTAAAATTACAGGAACAACTGGTGGAGATAGAATTGCAACTATCACAGCTTCAGGAACTTTAAATATTTTAGATAGTGGTTGTGGTGTAGATGCAGATTATTTAGTAGTAGCTGGAGGTGGCGGCGGTGGTGTAGGACCAAGTTTAAGAGGTGGTGGAGGTGGAGCAGGTGGTTTACAAACTGCTTGTGATGCTTTTAAATTAGCTGATGGAACATATCCAGTTACAGTAGGAGCAGGTGGTGGAATAGAAACCACTGGTAGTAATTCAAGTTTCTTTACAATAACAAGTTGTGGTGGAGGTGCTGGTGGTGGACCAGGTAATGGATCAGATGGAGGATCTGGTGGTGGAGGATCAACAGGAAGTCCAAGACCATCTGGTGGTACAGGAGTTACTGGACAAGGTAATCCAGGAGGTGTTGGTGGAGCAGCAGGAGCTGGAGCTGGTGGTGGAGCAGGGCCAGGTCAAGCTGGATCTGGAGGATCTAACTGTCCAAGTAATGGCCAAGGTGGAGTAGGAGGAAATGGTTTACCTATTTCAGCTTGTTTAGCTGTTGGATGTGCAGGAACACCAGGACCCGCACCAGGAAGATTTTTTGCAGGTGGTGGAGGTGGTGGAGGAAATAGAAGTTCCGCTCCTTTATCAGGTTGTGGTGGAGCAGGTGGTGGAGGACAAGGTGGAGTTGCTCCTCCAGCTAGTCCAACAACAGGTACAGCAGGAACTGCTAATACAGGCGGTGGTGGCGGTGGATCACATGCTAATCCAGGAGGTGGAGCAGGTGGATCAGGTATTATTATAGTAAGAGTTCCAGGATCTAAAACTGTGGCTGTAACACCAGGTACAAATGGTGTAACAAGTTGTGTAGGCCCAGCGAATGATAAAGTAGCTAAATTTACTGTATCAGGAACGTTGACTATAAGTTAAAATTAAATTATAAATATAACATTTAAGGAGTAAGAACATGGCACATTTTGCAGAACTAAAAGCAATGACAGATCCAACAGGATTTACGTCAGATTCACATCAAGTAGTACAAAGAGTTGTTGTGGTGGGTAACGATGTTACTACAGCAGCAGGACCATTAGGAGAAAATGATATGCACGTAGATGGAGAAAACTGGTGCGTTAATTTTTTCAAAGGTGGTATTTGGAAACAAACTTCTTACAATAATAATTTTAGAAAAATGTATGCAGGTATTGGAATGGTTTATGATCCTGTAAAAGACAAATTTATAGCAGCACAACCTTATGCATCGTGGTCATTAGATGATAATGATGATTGGCAAGCACCAATAGCACATCCAACAATTGTAGATGATCAACAAGATCCAGTTGTGTGGGTTTATTACATATCTTGGAACGAAGATAAATATAACGCTGACAACACAAAAGGTTGGGAAGCAACAAAATCAAACGACGAATCGGAAACACCTACCAAATACGATTGGAACGGCACAGCTTGGGTGTCCGAATAGGAGACTCAAATGCCAAGAAACAAATCTGGCTCAGCAAACGGTGGAGTAATTGGAAAAACGAATAAAAGTTCGTTTGGAAAAGATACTCTTACTACTAAAACATCATCAGGAACTTTAACTACACAACCAGGAACTAGATTAGTTCAAGCTTTACTTGTTGCAGGTGGAGGAGGTGGAGGAGCTGATAATGGTGGAGGTGGTGGTGGAGGTGGTTATTTGTGTGCTCCTTCAATATCAGTTACAGGACCTTTTTCAGTTACAGTAGGTGCTGGTGGGGCAGGTGAACCTGCACCAGCAAATACAGGTGGAACTTCAGGGAATAATTCAACAATAGGATGTACAAGTGCAATCGGTGGAGGTGGTGGTGGAGCGACCACTCCTCAACCAGCCTGTTCACCTGTAGGACCAGGTAAACCAGGAGGATCTGGTGGAGGTGGTGGTTCTGCACCAAATAATGGCACTGACTTTGCAGGTGGAACAGGCACGTCTTGTCAAGGTAATAATGGTGGTACAGGTTTAACTGATGGTGCTTCTTTTGGCTCTGGCGGAGGAGGTGGTGGCGCTGGAGGTGTAGGTGGAAATTCAATAACCCCAGGTCCGACTGGTGCTTCTGGAGCAGGTGGAGTAGGATCAAGCGCATCTCCATTATCATCTTGTTCATTTTCAGGTGGTGGTGGCGGTGGTAGAAGTTGTGGAGCTCCAGGAGGACCAGCCTCTCCTTGTGGCACAGGTGGACGAGGAGGAATGAATGGTGGTACAGGTGCAAGTGGTGTTGCAGGAACAACTAATAAAGGTGGTGGCGGTGGAGGAAGTTTTTGTGGAACCACTGGAGCAGCAGGTGGTTCAGGAGTAGTAGTCGTAAAAGAATTAAACAAAGCAAGTGGTGTGTGGTCAATGCAAAGTCAATTTAGTGCAAGGAATCAAGGAACATGGCCTAAAAGAACATTTACAGCAGATTTATTAATGGTAGCAGGCGGTGGTAGTGGTGGTTCTCATTGCGGTCTTGGTGGTGGTGGAGCTGGTGGATTAATATTTCAAGAATCAAGAGTTATTGAAGCAGGTTCATTATCAGTTGTAATAGGAGCAGGTGCAACAGCGCAACCTGGACCTGCAAATGGTGTTACAGGTAATGATACTACTTTTGGTGGTTTAACATCAAAAGGTGGTGGAGCAGGAAATTTAGGATCACCAAGTGGAGATGGTGGATCTGGTGGTGGTTCAAGTAGAGGTAACTGTGCAGTTGGTGGCTCAGCTACTCAACCAAGTCAATCTGGAGATTCAGGAACTTTTGGTTTTGGTAATCCAGGAGGAACAAACAGTCCGAGTTTTGGAACTAGATTAGCAGCAGGTGGTGGTGGAGCAGGTGGAGCTGGAGGTAACCCTTCTGGTTGTAATACATCTGGTGCAGGTGGAGCAGGTAAAAATGTCAGTCCAACTTTTGGAACTGGTGTTGGTGTAAGTGGAGTATTTGCAGGTGGAGGTGGATCTGGAGTCTACGCACCTAATCCAAGTCCAGGTGCTTTAAATCCTGGTCCAGGTGGATCAGGAGGTGGTGGTGCTGGTGCTTCTGCACCTCAAAACGGTGTTGCTGGAACTGCTAACACTGGAGGTGGAGGTGGTGGAGGCTATTTATCTTGTTCTGTTCCAGATAGAGATGGAGGTAATGGTGGATCAGGTATAGTTGTATTAAGAGTACCTACTGCTGTTGCGCCAAGTCTATCTGTAGCGCCAGGAACAAATTCTATTGTATGCGGACCTTCAGGAACTAAATTAGTTAAGTTTACAGTTTCTGGAACATTGACTTCTTAATAACATTTGATATAAGAAAGATATAGAAAGATGAACCTAACAAATCATTATTGGTATTTTCAATCAGCAGTTCCTGCTAGAATTTGTGATGAGATAGTTAAATATGGAAAATCTATTTCTGATCAAATGGCTGTCACTGGTGGTTATGGTCAAGGTAAAAATTTAAATAAAAAACAAATAAAAGATTTAAAACAAAAAAGAGATTCTAATATTGTTTGGATGAATGATAGATGGATTTATAAAGAAATACAGCCGTATGTTCATCAAGCGAATGCAAACGCAGGTTGGAACTTTCAATGGGATTATTCTGAATCATGTCAATTTACAAAATATGAAAAAGGTCAATTCTATGATTGGCATTGTGATGGTTGGGATAGACCTTATCAAAGACAAGAAGGAGATCCATCAAACGGTAAAATTAGAAAGTTATCAGTAACTGTTTCATTATCAGATCCAAAAGATTATAAAGGTGGTGAGCTAGAATTTGATTTTAGAAATATGGACCCTGATAAAAAACCTAATATTAGAAAATGCACAGAGATATTACCAAAAGGATCTTTAGTTGTATTTCCTGGTTTTGTTTGGCACAGAGTTTGTCCAGTTAAAAAAGGATCTAGATATAGTCTAGTTATTTGGAATTTAGGATGGCCTTATAGATGAGTTTTCCAAAACAACTAAATTTAGAAGAATATTTTAAATGTCCAATATGGTGGGCAGACGAACCTAAGTTTGTTAAAAAATTAAATAAAGCATCTGATAAATACATAAAAGATTCACAAAAAAATTTAAAAAAACAAATAGACAATAGAAATAAAAAGTTTGGTGACAAGGGTGATATGGGACATGTGTTTCATTCAACATCATTAATTGGTGATCCTAAATTTAAAGAATTACAAGATTACGTGGGAGCAACGTCTTATAATTTATTAGGCGAGATGGGTTTTGATTTAACTAATTATCAAGTATTTACCACAGAACTGTGGGTTCAAGAGTTTGCTAAAAAAGGTGGTGGACACCATACATTGCATACACATTGGAATGGACACATGTCTGGTTTTTATTTTTTAAAAGCAAGTGAGAAAACATCTATGCCCATGTTTGAAGATCCAAGACCAGGCAATGTTATGAATCTTTTACCAGAAAAAGATAAATCAAAAGTCACATATGCAAGTTCACAAATTCATTATAAAGTA